GTGAAGACTACGTGTCTGACGATCAACCTAAAGCTAAGGCACCAGCAAAGTCGGAAGACGAAGGTGCGGGTGAAGATGCTGAAGAAATGGAAGCTGACACTAAAGAGGTTCACTCTGAAGAAGACAAAAAAACCGAAGAAGGTGACCAAGAAATGCCTGAAGATGAAGGCGAAGAAGGTGCTAAAGAAGTTGAAGAGTCTCTAAACGAAGAAGACGAAGACGATGATGAGGTTCAAGATGAAGCTCCTGAAGAGGACGATCAAGTTGAAGCTGATGATGACGAAGAGTCTGATGATGAAGGCGAGGACGAATCTGACGATGAGGATGATGAGGACGAAGACGAATCTGATGATGAAGACGAAAAGTCTGAAGAGGAACCAAAGCTTGTCACTGACATTCTAAAGGAAGCATTCGAAGCTATCAAGAATGAAGCTAAAATTTGGGAAGAAGATATGCATGACACTCATACTGTCGAGACTTACCTAAATGAAAACGCTGCTCTTGTAGCATCAATGGGTGCTAACGCTCTTACTGAAATGAAAAAGGATATTACATTAGAGCAGTACGAAGCTGCATGTAATGGTCTTAAAGAATCATACTCAAAAAAGATTGAAGAGATGATCGAAGCTTTCGAAGCTGAAGGTGAGATGATCGAAGTTGAAGACTAATTACAATCTCTTTTGAAACAACTATAGAAGGTCTGTGTATAATACACGGACCTTTTATATTTTATTAGATGCCTAGTACATCGATTGATCAAGTTTACATGAAGATTGCCTACAACGTTTCTGAGCTAAGTTATGCTGAGAGACGTAAAGTTGGCTGTGTTATTGTTAAGGATCACCAAATCGTTTCATTTGGTTATAATGGAACACCTAAAGGATTTGACAACGAATGCGAACAATCACATACTGAAATTATTGAAGTCGATGGTGGTTATGCTAAAAATCCAGAAGCTATTAGAATATTAGAAGATGATGGATATCATTGCAATCCAAACGGTGTTTGTGGTAAAATTAACTTAGAGACTAAGCGTGAAGTTTTACATGCTGAATCTAATGCTATTACAAAAATAGCTAAGTCAACTATGAGTTCTGAAGGTGCTGATTTATACACTACTACAACACCATGTTTTGAATGTTCTAAGCTGATTATTCAATCTGGTATCAAACGTGTTTTTTATACAGAAGATTATAGGGATATGAGTGGGCAAGAGTTGCTCGCCGCTGCAAATATTGAAATTATTAAGATTTAATCAATGGGATTTAATAAGGTATACTTACCTGAATATGATGTTTTAATTAAAGAATTAAAAACATTAGACTCAAATACATTTGTATTGAGATACAAGAAGGCAGACGCTTTAATTGGACCATCAGATTCAATAGCTTTAATAACGGAATATCTAGAGGAATACTATGAAGGTTCTAGAAATTTTAACGAAGATTTTCTCGAGAAATTCCAGAGAAAACACAGCGCCTAATTTAAAAGATATGGAAATGGCTGAACAAACAAAAAATCAAAAACGTTACCAATGGATCAAGGGTGATCGATTCGGTGACGTCGTAGATGTAGCAGAAACGCAGACAGATAATAAGTGGTTACACTTTTCTGACGGCACGCGTATTAACAAAGGTTTAATTTCAGAATTCTTGATGGAAGTTAAGAATGAAAGAGAGATTCTTAAAGTACCTACAGATACAGTAGTAGAAGAAGTTACAAATACAACTCCAATTCAACCCGAGGCTCCGGTAACCAATCCAGTGCCAACTCCTGAAGCTACCGTAATGGGTAAGATGATTCAGAAGATGAGTAAGAAGAATGTTGTTAATGTACCTCTAGACATAAATATTAATATTCCAACTCCAGCTATTTATGCAATGCTTAATGAAGGCATGGAAGCTGAAGATTTGAATGAAGAAATCATGAGTGTTGCTCTTGCACAAATTGAGATAAATAAATTACAAGAGTATATTAAAGAACAAATCACTAATTTTTTAATTGAATATTATGGCTAATAGACGCGAAAGACGTTGGCAGCTTAGAGCTACTCAAATGCTCAAAGTAAAGAACATGTTTGGTCCCTTCACTGAGTTGGGCAAACTATGGTATAACAAAACAAGAACTGAGGGTGCTGAGCTTCACAGAAAAAACACTAAAGCTGTGCAAGATGCATTCTATGAAGTTCTATCTGATAGAGAGACCAAGCTTATTGAACTATATGCACAAAGAGGTTACTCTAAGGATAAGATTAAATTGCTTGTTGAGGCTTGGCAGTTAACTACTGTTAAGAACAAGGACACGTATCGCGAAGACAAAAAAGAAGCTAGAAGACTTCGTCGCGAGGCTGAAAATATGCAATAAGAATTATGCAAAAGATATTGCTAGAGATTGCCGATAACGGTATTATTAAGACCGTTACTGATGACAACATCAATGCTGCTGGTGAGGTCTTCGAATCAAAGGTCGTTTATGATCTTGAAAACGGAGACACAACTAGTACTAAGCTAAATATGTTGTATGAATTGTCAGAGGATATGGGCATGGAACTTGGCAATTCAAAGCAGAGGGATCAGATTAAAATCATTTCTGACTGGGGTGATAGCTTTATTCCACAAAAGGAAGACAAGGAAGAACTTCAAATCAGAATTAAAGAACTCGAGCAGCTCACATCTGATCTTAAAAAAATGCTCGAAGATATGTGATGATCTTAAAAGTAGAATGTATATGGTGTAATACCAAGACTGAATTCAATAGATATGTTCGCCAAAATGGCGAAGGATCTTATGTAATCAATTACTTGGATATCATCGATAAACTAACGAAGGCTGACCCGTATGGTGAAAATCCAAATGATACGGTTGTCGGCCTTCACCTACATTCTGCAATGGGGAATGTCATGAATAAGATATCTAATATAGAGGATTCTGAGGAGCTATCTCCGAAAGAGTATAAACTTATATACCTTTTAAAGAATCTAACAGCAGACACCGCCCAAGGTGTTCAGGAGACACTTTCAAATATAACACCAGATGAATGTCGTATGCCGATGAAGCTGGTGATCATTAACAGAACGGACTATCCAAAGAAGGGTGTATTAAGTCGTTTTGATACTGTCAAATTCATAGACAAATGATACAGCATAAGTTATTCCCTAAGGGTGAATACTGCCACGCACTGATATCTAGCCCTTCTAATCCAAACGTTTTAATTCCTGTAAGAGGTCTCATCTATGATGTTAAGATGGATGAGTATAACCCACAGTATCAAATCAAGATCGTCAAGTTCTATGATGATATTAATTTCTTAAAGAGGTACTTATTTGGCCATAAGTTTCCTGGAAACTTTAAGAACAAAGACGCTTATTTTAAATTTAAGCGCAAAGACTATAACACATGTGAAGATTTCGAGACTCGTATTCGTGAGGGTAAGAGCTGGGAGAAGTATCTTGTAGTTGTTGACTCTGTAATGTGCACAAGAACTGAAGCTGAAATTCGTGAGCTATTTAATAAGGTACAAACATTTATTATTGAGAAACATATTAAAGAAGTTTTCGAACATACAAATAGAACATATTATAGATCTGGCCAATACTACTTTCAAACAAGAGATGAGTTTTCAATGGCTTTAAAAAGGTTCTTAAAAGATAGAGAACCTAATAAAAAGAATTGGATTGATTCTATTATTAACCGCGCATCGTTTGATGAACTCGATAGTTTAGACTGATATATAATAGAAAAGTATATCTGTATAGATGGGTGATAATAGCAAAAGCTGGTTCGATCGAGCCGGCGGAAGTATTTTTGATTTTGCTAATTCAACTAGCAATGCTGCTAGAAATGCTGGCGATTTTGTTGATCAAAAAACCCAGAAAGATCAAGCTAGATTGGGCGAATATGGTGCAGCAGGTCAAGAGGCCGCTGATAAAGTTCAAAACACATTCGGCGGATTTTGGGATAGGATTACTGGTAAAAAGGTTGAATCAGCTTCTGGAAAAGAAGGGGGACTTTTTAATAATTTAGGCGCTATTAATACTGATGGCGGTGCTGCTCCAGAAAATACTAATAGAACTAATACAGATGGTGCTGAAATAGAACCTAAAGTTGCAGAGTTTGATCCGTTATATACTGGCAGGGCGAAAAGTATTACTATTCCTGCCAATAAAGATAGAGGTTTAGATACTGATATCCCGGGCGAAAATGCTTATTTTTCTTTATTCAATGATTGGTCTTTGATGAAGTATAGAGGAAGGCCGGGTGAAGCTGATGCGTCACTAGATGTATTTAATCAACCTTCTTTAAGTAATGATCCTAATCCAGGTCTTAGAAATCCAACAGTACAGACTATTATTGATAGAGCTAATGAGTTAGGATCTGCTTCTTTTGTTTATAACTATTTTGATTTTGCTTTAGCTAAATATCAAGGTAAGATACCTAATAATTATTTGGTAACTCTTAGAAGATTTCCAATGCCAGTAGAAGATAATATTATCAGTGCTAAGACTAAGGAAGCTAATAAAATAATTGATAAAGGTTTACCAGCAATTGCACAAGCTATAACATGGTTTGGAGAATCAACTGGTAATGAATTAAAGAATATGCTTAAGTTTACTGTTAAGCAAAACTGGGAATCAATTAAATCTGAAGTGCAAACTATAGATAGTGGCGGTTCAGGCGGTGGTTCAGTACAAGATAAGATAGGGAAAAGTGACCTTTTATCTGCAATTTGGGGAGGTGCTAATAATCAAGATTTTGCAGCCACTAATGCAGCTAAAAACGGACACGATCCACTAACTGACACGTATCCTAACCACGTGTTTGGTCCGATTAACGTTATCAAAGAGGTTGCCGTTAGACAACAGGGCCTTGAGTTTTCAAGTGATATTTCTCTTATTTTTGAATACGATTTAAGACAAATCAAGGGTGTTAATCCTAAGATTGCATTTTTAGATTTAATGGCAAATCTTTTAGCACTTACTTATAATAATGGTAAATTCTGGGGTGGCTCTGTTAGATATACCGGGGCCGGTAAAATGAACAGGCCACTTGGTGATTCATCTAAACTTATGAGCGGTGACTTTGCAGGATTCTTCGGTAGTATCATGGATTCGGGTCTTAAAGGTATTACAAATATTTTTAATGATGTCTCTGAAAATGGATTGCTCGGCAGTAATGTTGCTAAGAACTTCTTGGGCGGTAAACTAGCCGGCATGTTTGGAACTCCACAGGGTAGCCAAGCCGTTAAGGCATTCCTATCAGGTGAAGCCACTGGTGATATGCATATTGTAATAGGTAATCCACTAAATCCTATTGCTGTTATTGGTAACATGTATTGTGAATCTGCTGATTTTGAATTTGATGGTGAAATGTCATATGACGGTTTTCCAACTCAATTAAAATTAACTGTAAATTTAAAGCACGCAAGACCTAGAGATAAGGCTGATATTGAATCAATGTTCAACGGCGGTAAGGGTCGCTTGTACATGCAACCTGAAGGTGGTGTTGACACCGATAGAGTTGCAATTGCTACAGCATATGGTAATAAAGATTCGCGACCTGACTTTACAGCAGTTAAAAAGATGACTAACGGATAATGGATTTACGTACATTTGATAATAAGAATATCGTAGATGGTAAAGTCATTATGACCGAGCCTACGCTGGTATTTACTGAACAAACTAGTACTATTGCAAAACACCTAGTTAGCTTTGAAGAAGCTGGTAGACCAGATCTTATTGCATTATACTATTACAGTATAGACAATGCCACTGACCTGATTCTAAAGTGGAATGGTATTTCAAATCCCTTTTCTATGTCTGAGGGTGATATTATTGAGATACCTTCTATGACATCAGTGTTTGAGAAGTTTGTAAAGCCTTCAAGGTCAAATGGACCTACTAAGAAAGATCAATTCATCTCAGAAAGAAGAATGACACAAAAGGATATTAAGAGACTTGACTTCATTCAAGCTAAAGCATCTCTTTATAAAAATGGTTCTAAGTCACCGCTTCCACCAAACGTTCTTAAGGACGGCGAAACTAACACTAGAGTTGTTGGCCAAATTAGAGAGGCTAATGGTCCACTTAATACCGAGGAACCAAAAAAGTAATTAACTTATGGGTTTAAATGCTCACATATTAACTATAACTGAGCCAACAATCGTAGTAGATAAGATTGAAGCTCCTGATATGGGCCAAAGAGAAGCTGGCGGAAGCAACTTCGATTCTGGTGCAGATCAAGTTCCTTATATTAAAATTAATGGATATGTTTTTCAAACAGATGAGATTGATAGATTCAATCTTAAATTAACTGGAAAGTATCCTGAAATATCTGCGACACTCGTTGATTCTAGAGATATCTTTACAGTTGCACAGTTCCCTAGAGACGGCGATGTACTAAGTCTTAGATTAAAAGTCAGAGGCGATAAGTACAAAGATATTAGAATGGATTTTCACATCATTGAGTTTAGGGGTATACCAACTTCTAATGTGGACAAGGCAGCTGGCGGTGCCCGTTTTAATGTTAGAGCATTTGCAAAGCTTCCTGGTTTTTACACAGATGAATGTAAGAGTTATGGTAAAGCTTCTTCATATGATCACTTAATTAAAATTGCAGAAGATCTTAAACTTGGTTTTGCTACAAATGTTGATGCAACCGACGATCAAATGACAAGACTTTGTGCGTATCAATCTAAGTTTGAATTACTAGAAGATACAGTACTGCATTCATATATCTCTGATGATACATTTCAAACATATTCCATNGATCCATATTACTATGTTAATTTTGTAGATGTGCAAAAGCTTTTTAACGCAGAAGAGGATATTGAAATGGCAGAGCTTAGAACTCGAGGTATCTTTAACGAAAGGCCAGGAGATTCTAAAGCCGGTGATGAAGGAACTGAGATGAAGTTACTTCTTACAAATAATCTAAATGCAGGTGGTACTGCTAACTTTATCGAGTCTTATAATCTAATTAATAATTCCACTGCGGTTGCACTTGAGAATGGTTATAAGAGAAACATGCAGTATTATGATATGAATTCTGAGATGGCTAAGAATGATGAAAACCTATCTGAGTTCTTCGTAGAGTCATTGGTGAGTTCCACTATAAAAGATAATGAAGAGCCTCTTAAAGGACGTAGAAACTCGTCTACGGATGAATATGCAACACATGCCAAACATAAGTATTTGGGTATTCAAGATTCAAACCCATTAGACGGTAACGTACACTTAAACTGGGGATACAGCGCAATTAATAACATCCAAAATCTTGTTGAGTTAGATAAGATGAAGTTAGTCGTCACATTGACTACTATTAATCCAGCGGTTTATAGATACATGAAAATACCTGTAACTATCTTCAATTATTCTCAAACAAGTAATGCTCTTACTAAGGGTGTTAATAAAAAAGCAACTGAAGATGGTTTTGAAACCAAAGAAGATGCTTTAAGCAAAGACAGTTCTACTAAAACCGTAGAAGAATCTACGGTCGTTAGTCAACCTAAAATTGATGAATTTCTTACTGGATATTATGTAGTCATGGGTGTTGAATATACATATGATATTACAGGAAGTAAAAAGCAAATTCTACACTTATCTAGAAAGGAATGGCCTGCAAGAATCAACAACATTTAAAGTTGAATATATAAATCTATGGCTGGACCTAATAATCAATATAAGTTTTCTAAAGAGATGTTGAATACCCATTCTAAGAATGCGTATCAGGATCCTACATACTTATCATTCATGATTATGTTTGATACAACTTCTCCGTTATTGAATCCAGAAGTGGCTGTTAAAACACTAAGAGAATTCTATAAAGAAACTACTAAGGCAGATAAACTCCAACAGTTTATCGACACTTTAATTCTTCTAAACAAAGAAATGCCATGGTACTGGAAATCTATTACTGGAGTTGAAAGAGCAGTTGGTGTACATGCTAATAGAAAAGATGGTTACTTAGGCGGTGATGAAGCTAAATTAGAAATAGCTTGTAACGAAACTATTAACCTTGCTATTTCTGGTTTAATGGATCTTTACAGAGAAGCCATGTTTGATAATGAAGCATGGACACAAATTCTTCCAGAGAACTATAGAAAGTTTAGAATGTGGGTTATTGTATCTGAAGTTAGAAAGTTCAGTAACTCAAACCCTGACAGTTTGAATATTATTGATTGGGATGATCCTGAAAATTCTGCAACAGAAAACACACCGATGTTTAAGTTTGAATTTAATTATTGTGAGTTTAGACCTGAGTCAGCGGGTGAAGCATTTGCAACACTTTCTCCTTCAGCACCTACAATGGCTGATGATATAAAACTTACTATCAATTACGAAACTGTTAAACGTATTGATAACGAAACAAACTACTTGCAGGGAATTGTAAAGGATGCAACTAATTCTGTAAATGGAACAGATCCTAATGTACAACCATTAGGCGATAGAGTTTCAAAAGATTTATCTAATATTGCACAAGAGAATTTAGCTAGATTAAATAGATCAATTGCTAAGGCTAATCCAGCCAATCTACTAAATAATCCTGGTAATGTTTATGGCTCAGCAGCCGAAAGACTTTATCAATCAGGACTTAGAGGTGTTGATAACTTTGCAACAGGTGTTTCAAGAACACCACAGAATATTTATAAGGACGCTATAGTAAATGTAGAGTCAGGTGCAAATGCATTTAAACAGGCAATTGCTACTAATGTTTTTGGTGCTGCAGGCAAGCCAGTTAATGAAGCCTTGAAGCGTGGCGCAATCGCTTCTATTTTTCCGTTGATAAATAACCAGAGGACTTCTCCTAGAGGGAACCTCGGAAATGTCAATGAATAATGGATCAAAAAGAACTATTTAAGGACAACCTAAGAGATACACATTGGATCGGCGAAGTAGTCGATAATGTGGATCCTAACAAATTAGGTAGATGCCGAATCAAAGTATTCGGTAAATTTGACCTACTTGAAACTCAGGATATTCCATGGGCTATTCCATCTAACACAATGATTCATGGTTCATTTGCAGTCCCTAATATTGGCGATATCGTAGGAGTTAGATTTGACAACGGTAACGTATATCAGCCAACATACTCATTCCAACTCCGTACAAACGATTCTCTTAAGACAGAAGTTCTTGATATTGAACAGAGCGCTGAGAAAGTTATTTCAATAATGTATGATGCTGAAAAGAATGTAAGAGCATTCTATTCTCCTACTGATGGCTTTATTATGACTACTGGTGCGTCTAAGTCTGCAAGTCCAATGATCAGACTAACTAATGATGGAAAGGTCTTCATCAACGCTAAAGACATCTTTATCGCGGATGGATTCGCAGACTCATCTGAGCCTGCAGTTAAAGGTGCTACTCTAGCATCAGTACTTAGAAACATGTTGAACTTTATTACAACACATATTCATCCAACGCCATTAGGCCCTTCAGGCCCTGCATTACCTCCAGCTTCAATTGACGCTACAGTTCTTAGCAGTCAGCTTGCAGCCAATGTTGGTGATGGTAAAATTCAACAAAAAAGCTAACGAGTCATGCCAGATCAAATAGTAGGTGGTAATAACGGTGTTCCGATGTCTAATGGCAATGGTGGAACTCAAGAAACTGGGGGTGCACAAACACAAGGCGGTGGCTCAAATACTGGTACTAATACATCTGGTGCTGGAGGTTCAGGAACTTCTGGTAATATTGTTCTTACCCCAACGCCGGTTGATTGGGCCGTTAAAATTGATGAAACAAATAAGGCATTAGATTTAATTTTAACTCAACCTGGATTTGTTATAACACTTGATGCATTTATTGGTCTTTTTATAGCTGCAAAATACGGTAAAATATTCGATAACTTAAATGTCTCTGAAGACGTTAAGAAAGAAGAACTTGATAAGCTTAAGAACTACTATAAGAATGAAGGTAAAGCTGGCATTGAAAAAGAATATAATAAGTTAAAGTCTGCATATAACGATTCTATTAAAACGTTTAAAGAAGTTGCACCTCAAGTTGTATCTACTATTGCAGATGCTTTCATGCCACCTTCGTTAACAGCAATTCCAAACGTAGGATCTAAGATGCTACAGTTAGGTATAAGAATTAAAGCAATACTTTCTGCTATTCACTTAGCGCTTTCAGTATCTAAAAAGTATTTAGAATTAGCTCAAGAATTTGGTCTACAAGAATTAGATACAACAAAAGCTCTTGTTAACGCGTTAGAACCTATGGTACAACTACTTCAAAAAGTAGAAGCACAAATTCAAAAACTAGGTGCGGTATTTAGTAAAGAAGAGGCTGATGAAGCTAATAAAGTTATGAAGAACAAGTTGTCAAAACTTGTTATTAAAAACACACAGAAGATGATTGATCTTGCTGATGAAGTTGTTGATAATGTAGCAGATGGTGAAAGCACTGGTGATAATAGAAAATTGATTAAAAGATTTGCTAAAATCTACATAAAGAATTCTCAAAGTATTGCATCAGGTGTTTCTGCATTTGAAATGACATATGATGATAAAGTTGGAACACTTGAAAAGGATGTAATAGAATCACTGCTAGCCGTTAATGATATAGCTGGTACAATTACAGCTTTTACTTCAAACGCAGGTGATTTCGCAGCGGAATATGGTGCACGATCATTACAAAGAAAATTAAAACTTGAGCAATCAGTAATAGACTATATTACAAAAACAATGGCTGATTTTAATAATGAAGATAACGTTATTAAAATGAAGGATTTTGTTAAGCAAGAAGGTTTTAAATTAAATAAATAAAACCGCTCAAAAGAAAGGCGATTATATAATTAGTATTCATTCACTCTAAATTAAACATAATGAACTCAAAAAAAGAGACTGAAGCAAATAGCAACGGTCAACCAAAAAGACAGAGATTATCTAAGAAAGAAAGAATCCCTGTTAAGTCTCAAGAAGAAACAACACTTGAGGTGGATATCTTAGATCTTTCAGAACAAGAGTCCGACGAACAAACTTTCCTACTGCCAAACGGCGAATTCGATTGGGATGGTTACGAAGCACACCACAACACTAAGTTAAGACGTAATGACCGTGTTAAGACCGGCAGTCATAAGGATATCGTGTATTGTCACGAGCCATATGCACAGGACTTTTACAACATGATGTCAGCTGTTCAATTCGAAGAGACTATCTCTGAGTTGGGCGTAGGTCGTATCGAGACTGGTAAGATTCACTCTCTTAGCGAGAAGTGGGCAACAGTAGACATCGGCTACCGTGAGATGCTTTATATCGATCTAGCAAAAGAAGATCGTGATGTTATTGAAGACATCAAGCCAGGCGACGAAGTTTCAATCAAAATCCTTAGCGACAAGACGCAGTCTAGAGAATATGCTACTGCATCTATTTCTGAAGGTACAAAACAAAGAGTATTTGCTGAACTAAGAACAGCAGCTGACGAAGGTGGTACAGCATATATGGGTACTGTTAAGGAGATGATTCCGGGCGGTGGTTATATTGTATCAGTACAGGGCATCAATTGCTTTATGCCAGGTTCACTTGCAGGTATCAACAAACTACATGACTTTGAATCAATCATTGGTACAAAGATGTATGTTGTTCCAGATTCATTCTCAGCAAGCAAAGGTACAATTGTAGTATCACATAGAAAGTATCTACAAGCGATGATTCCACATCAAATTGAGGAGATCAAGCAAAACCTAGATCACGAATTTACAGGCTCGGTTACTGGCTCTGCTAAATATGGTGTATTCGTTGAATTCAATACTTGTTTGACTGGTATGATTCACGTTAACGATCTTGATCAAGATCTTTCGGATAGACATAAGTCACAGAGCATTGAACCTGGTGAAGTTGTTAAATTCAAAATCAAAGAGATCGTATCTAACGAGAAGATTATCTTGACCCAGAAAGAGATTGTAGAAGTTAAGGCTGATAACTCTTGGGAAGAATTCACACAAGATTTGAAGATTCCTATGGTTATCGAGAATGCAACTGTTAGATCTATTAAAGACTACGGTTTGTTTATCTCAGTACACGGTTCAGTGGTTGGTATGGCCCATATTTCTGAATTCCCAGAAGGTGTGGTCTTAAGAGATGCATTCAATAAAGGTGAGCAGATTAAAGTCGAGATCACTAAGGTTGATATGGATACTAAGAAGGTCTTCTTGAAAGTCATTATGTAATATCTTAATAGGCTTTGTGAGGCGGATATATAATCTTAAATAGTAAGATTTTACAATATCCATGTTAAACGAAGCTAACAAAGACATTCTATTAAAGGCTTTTTGCGGAATTGAGTTTGAATTCTATTCAAATCATTCGGTAGAGAAAACAGCTGAGATGCTAGGCGCGGCACTAAACCGAAAGGTTAGAGTCGAAGAAAAGGCACACTCTGATTTCTCACCATCCGATAAAGAGTTTAAAATAGAACCCGATATGTCAGGTGGTGCCGGTCTCATGGAAATGGTGACCGGCGCTCTGCCATATACAGATGCAAGACTTGTTATCATTAAAACTCTTGCATGGATTCAACAAAACGGTTACACAACAGATAGAGCCGGGATCCACTTAAACGTATCATTCGATAAGAAGATCGTTGGTTCAAATTTCATCACACATATGAATACTCTTAAGTTCATTCTGGACTTTAAAGAGGATCAAGTTTACAAGTTCTTTCCAGAAAGAAGAGATCTTGTTTACGCTAAGTCAATCAAGTATATTCTACCTAAAAACGAATTGTTTAACTTTGATGAGAATCATATCTCCAAACAACAATTCAAATACCCAGATACTAAGTATTATGGTGTAAACTTCTTGAAGCAAAATGATGGCTATCTTGAGTTTAGATATTTAGGTGGTAAAGACTATGAGAAAAAGACTACTACAATCTTACATCTTTTAGATCTATTCCTTATTCAATTATGGAATACATGTACTAACCCAGATCTAAATGAATTAAATAGACTTGAACTACGTAGAATCATGAACAAAATGAAACCTACGTATGATCTATATAAAGACCACAGAAACTTTAAGAACTTCAGTAAAATTAAGTTTACTCTTGATTTAAGTGAAGATGGAGGTAATCGTGGAGAAACGATAGATATGTATTGGGATCAAATTAAGCGACAAGTTGTAAAACTTATTACTGAAGGTGGTCTTACTGAAGGTCACATTAACTACGATACTGACAGATCTAAAGTTCAGGTCAAGGATGGCAAACTCATAGCAGCACATAATTTGGATGGTTATGAATTCGTTGATTGCGAGATCAGAGGTGAAATCAGACGTAGTGATTTCTATCGTTGTAAAATTGAAGGAGCTGACCTACAAAACTGTAACCTATTCCAGTCAACAACTGTTAAAGGTTCAAAGGTACAATCATCGTACACCCATTCGAGTTGTTCTTTAGAGGACTGCTATGTGTTTGGTACTGATAGTATCTTTAAAGGTAAAATGAAAGACGGTATCTTCAGAGAGGGCGGATACAGTGAAAAACATGCACAATTTGACGGAACGGAAATTGTGAACTCTAAAAAAATAGACTAAAGAAAATGGGCGATATTTTCGAAGGTAACTTAGGTGATTTAACAACACCACCATCGTATGATCCAAATTGTTTGAATGATTTCATTGATGAAATCGCAAACGAAGTAACAGGTTCTTGTATGATTCCTATGAATCTACCAAGAGCTGAGGTTTACAATATTATTAAAAGAGCTAAGAAATGGTTCTACAAGAATTACGAGTACTCAATGACTGAGAACTTTCTAGTTGTTCCTGTAGAGNCATTCGATACTGATCACTTNAAGAAAAGAAGATCATTAACACTACCNGGTGAAAATCCAGCTACTGGTGGTAATGAAGTATATTCAGTATATGCAGTTGCAATGGTAGGTTCTAGATACGGTGCTGGTTCATCTATTACGTTTACTACAGGTGACTTTGATATTCAAAGAGCACTATTCGGTTCACTTTATTCAGGTGGATCTTCAGTTGTTGAAGGTGCTGANAATCTACAGTACTATGTTATTAACGAATCGTTCTTTGACATGGCNCGCCAGATTCTTGAAAACCCACTATCGTTCCACTATTCTCAACAAACACACGAACTTAAGTTTACTGGTCAAACGCCTAATAAGACAGTTATTCTTGAGATTTACGAAACTATTCCTGACTGTGCACTTTTTGGTGACGAGATCTTCTTTAGATACGTTGCAGCTAAAGTTAAAGTATCACTTGGTCAGAAACTTGCTATCTTTGGATATAACCTGCCAGGTAACATTACTATCAATGCTGATGTTATTCAATCAATGGGTCAAGAAGAACTCGATAAGGTTATTGAAGAGATTAAAACAGACGAAGGTACAGACTGGATGTTCCATTCATAACCTGATATATAAACTTAGCAATGGAATTCTACATTAGAGCCGCAGGCGACCCAAATTTTGATCCATACAAGATCCACTCTGAGAGCGAGATTGCAATGGTTCTTACTCAACTTGAAACTATCCTTTTTACAAGGAAGGGTGAAGTTATGGGTGACCCTAATTTTGGTGCTGATTTAGAAGACCTTATTTATATGCTAAACTATAACGAAGGACAAGTTAGATCTTCTATTGAAGAACAAATTGATTTGTATTCTCCGTTAGCTAAAAAACATGGCGCATCTGTTTCAGTTTCTTTTTATAGAGGTACTGTTAGAGATATCGCACAAATTGACATTACAATTGATAGTAAATATCAAGTTGGTGTCTACATAAATTAATAACCTGATCAATGGCTGATTTCAATTTCTTAACAACTGCACGTATCAAGGCTGGTCAAATCCAAGATGATGCTAAATCATACTTGAGCAGGGTTTATGGCCGTGCGGGTACTTTATTTACTACAGCATCACCATTTTCGCAAATGGTTAAAGTAGCTTCAGAGCTTACTGAGATGATCATGTACTATATTGAAGATGCAACTGTTGAGCAGAATATTATGACTGCACAGCAGCCTGAATCAGTTTATGGTCTAGCTAGACTTGCAGGTCATAATCCAACTAGAGGTTTTTCTGCAATTGGTGAGATTGAAGTGTCGTGGAAACCGGGTCAGCAAAATGAAATTGCAGGTGACACATTATTTATTATTCAAAATTCACAAATAAGATCTGATAACAATGGTTTACCATACTTGCTAAGATCTTCTACTGATATTATTCCGCTATTAAAAGCTGAAAGAAACTTTGTTAAGATTCCTATCATTCAAGGTATTATTCAAAAGCAATCGGTTACTGGAACTGGTGAACCATTCCAAACATTTAATATTAAGACTGGCGGTGCAACAGCACATGATAAAGTTTATGTTTCTGTAAACGGTGAACAGTGGAGNGTNTATGAAACTCTTTATGATATGACAGCGTCTACTAAAGGTGTTGTTGTTAAAACGGGTGTTACNGGTGGCTTAGATATTTTCTTTGGCAATGGCAACTTTGGTATTATTCCAAACATGGGTGCTTTTGTCGAGATTCAATATATTAAAACTGAAGGTTCAGCTGGTAACCTAGGTGATTCAAATGATATCACATTTAAGTTTGTTGATGTAGCATATGACAGCCTTGGTAACGAGTACAACCTTAACGAGCTACTTGAAGTTAGAGTAACTTCAGCTCCTAAAATGGGTGCTGATCCAGAGTCACTGGAGTTTACTAGACTAATTGCACCGCTAACCTCTAAATCATTCGTTTTAGCCACGCCAGAGAACTATGAGCACTTCCTAGCAAGATATAACATGTTCTCGTATATCGATGCTTACAACCTAACAGATGATCAATACCTGGACGATGATAACATCATGTATCTTTTCTTGTTACCAGATGTTAAGTCAAAGCTTAAGACGGGTCAAGACTACTTCTCAATGCCAATGGAAGAGTTCTTCTTTACTCAATCGGAGTTAGAAGGTATTAGAGAAGCTATTGAACTTTCAGGCCAGCAGATGGTTACAACTGAAATTTCATTTGTTAGACCTACACCTAAGATGTATGCTATGAATGTTTGGATCAGACACTTTGAGGGATTCGATGAAGTTCAACTAATGGCTACAGTTAGAGAAAAGATCTCTAAATACATTATGTCAATTACAAGACGTGACAGACTTCCTAAGTCAGACATCGTTGCACTTCTAGAAGGTGTGGATGGTATCGATTCTGTTAACGTTCAATTCCTTTCTAAAGCTGAAGAAGATGCTATGAGAACAGGATCTTACACAGTTACTCAAACAACAATCGCACCACAAACTCCAGTATTAGAGGATGTTGGTAATGGTAAAAATAGAATTCTATTCTTTAAAAAGACTGTAACATCTAATACTATTTCATTTGATACATCTACTGGTATTCCAGCTGATGTTAGAAAAGAAGTTACAGGTCTTGATGAATTCGGCGACATTATTCTTACTAAAGAAGAGGTTGCAATGTTTAGAGGTGGATGGATGGATAGACAGGGTGCTACAGTTAATGATTCTGCAAGAATCGGTGAATTAGCTGCACTTTCTTTAAACTTTAGTAAGCCTATTCCAAGATCAGTTTACACACAAATCCAATCAGCAAATAGAAAAGCATTGTAATGGCAGAGGATCTATACACAGGTTTATTTAAGTACAAGTTAGGTAAAAGATATGATGTTGCAAAACATGCAAATGATTCTAAACTTAACGAGGGTAGAGATTATACAAATGACTTGATGACTAAAGGTTTATCGAGCCATATTACACGTACTACAACGATGCAGGATTTTGTTAGATTTATGCAAGATCTTTTCGTGAATAGCGTAAAGACTGTAACACAATTAAAACTATATAAGGCTTTTGCAATACCAAAAGACTATCTAAAGGTTAAGTAATGAGATACGCCGGGCTTAGATTTTTTAAAGGAATAGATAGCGAGATCGCACTTAAGTACGATAGCGTAAATGATCTATTTGAGGGTAGTGTTAATCTAGACGAGGTTTCAACTGGTCTATATGAGACTGCAACTATCTTTGTACTTGAAGAAGTTGTGAGCCAGTATGGTGCACCTTTGTTGATTACTCCAATCGGTTCTAATGTTGGATCACAGTTCAACTTTAAGTTTGTTGATACTGAATATACTAGTAAAGATATTAATCTAATGACTGCGTCAATCACTGATGGTGATGTTGCAGTAAAATTAGAGTCTTCAATTAATCTAGACCCACAGAACAACTCAGTTGCTGTTTCTACTACTGATGGTATTCACACAATCGGTTCAACGTATACTACAGAGGCCCTACAAATTACAGCAGCCCTAAACTCAAATATTGAAGGTCCACATTTTAGATACCTTCAAGTTACTGATAATATCGATGATAAGGTTATCGCTATTATTGAGATCTACGGTGAGACAGTTGCAGAAGATGAAAGACTTGCAGTACTGTTAAGTAACCTAGGTGCTAATATTACAGTATCTGATCAATTCCTTTTTAAGGATCATGATATCAATGAAGTCGGTACTGACTGGATGTTGATTAACAGAAAGCGTAAAGAGATGCTTCTTGAGCTTTCAAATATTAAGCCATTCGTCGGAACTTATAAAGCTCTTATTAATGCTATCAAGTTTTTTGGATACAACAACCTTACACTAAAAGAATACTGGTTAGTTATCGATGACAGATCGCCAATGTTCGGTAAACTTAAAGCGTTTGAAGTACCAGGTTCTACTAAAGGTTCATTTGTATCAAATAAGATTAGAGGCGTTCAACTGCCTTCTTCAACATATAAGAAGACATCTAGATTTGGTCTATTCTATAAGCTTAATACTCCTAACGGTAACTTTGATAAATGGGATATCGCAGAAGTTGATGAAGTATTTGACTTCACACCTGACGAGGTTCTAATCAAACTATATGGTCTAAAGGGTAAACTACAAAGAGATTACCTACCTCTAAATGCTAAGATCATTGATATCATTGGTGAAGGCGACTTCTTCACTAACTACAATACTAATATTTGGAACAACCAAAACCCTATTACAAGTGTAACTGGCGGCGTTGAACCTAAGATTGAAATCCACAATACTGATCCTTATATTGAAGATCTAAGTTTAGTTTCAAATCTTTATGAGGGTAAAACTCAGGACTTTGCGGATTTGAGTGTCATTGATATGGCAACTCTATATTCTGATACAGAAACATTCTATAACGATTACTACAATCTAACTAGAACTACTTATGCTGATATTACTGAAGAGCTTCCAATCGGTGCTCCTGTAATGTTAGAGTGTACTTCATTTGATGACACTTGGGATGCTGCGCTTTTCACATGGGAAGATGCTGAAACTTATATCACATGGGACAATTGGTGGAAGCGTAATGTTTACGAACTAAAATGGACCATCACAGGTCCTAATAACTGGAATCAAGTTATCGTAGGTTCTATTGATGATGTACTTAAAGTTGCAGTAGCACTACCATTTAAAGGAACCTATTCACTTACATTCGAACAAACTGACCTATTCAACCATACTACAATCCTAAGATATCCTAACTCTATTGAAGTTAAGATGAAGCAATTAGAAGTTTATGGTGTTTATAGATGGATGGATAGAGAAAGATATGATTGGTTCTCATCTAACTTCAAGTGGGGAAATGCAGGTGGTTCATGGGGATTCCCTCAACAAAACGACGATACAGTTGATCAAGAAATCGGTACACTATACTTAACACTAGATAGATCAAACTACCTACATGATGAATCACACGGTATTAACTTCTCAATGGTAAGAAGACTTTCTGATGGTTCTGAAACTACAGGACCATACTTCTGGAGAAACCTGAAGAATCAAGCGTGGAACGACGGTAAACACACTTGGTGGGACGCAACTGTTGTTGGTGCTGATGTAGCTGCTTCATTTACTATTACTCAGATGGATATCAATTCTATCATGACAATTAAGCATTATGATTATAACACTAATTCAGTTATTACAGGTTCTCATACATTTGTAAATGATTTAAATGACCCTTTAAACTTAACTGAATGGATCAATGCAGCTGCTGATTTAAATGCATCTACAGATCCTGTTATTTCTAAGTTTATTTACAATCCTATTTTATTAGATAATCTAGCTCCTTTTGGCCCTGGTGATGAAGATGAATGTGTAGGTATTTTAGCGACTGCTAAACAATATTCTTCAACATATGATTATCTACCAATTTCTGAAGCGGGTATTGTGATTACGTTCGGTGCTGGTACTATCGAAGATGAAGTACATTACATGGCATACAATCCAACATTTAATGATGTTCAAATTGCAGAAGCACATGCTGAAATTGAACTACTAACCCACATGACATTCTCTGCTGATAAGTCTAGAATGCCTGGAAAGTTAAAATACGACTGGAAACTACATAATAGTAGTAAAGATGTGGATGATATATACTACAATAGTAAGTGGTTAACATATCTCTTCGAGCACAAAGGTGACTATAATCTTGAGCTCGAAGTTACTGATGTTAACGGTAACACTAACAAACTTGTTAAAAACGCACTAACGATTAAATAAAATACAAACAAATGGCGACAATTACAACAATTCAAGGTACGGATAGCTTATCAGCTTCTAGAGTTACATTGAACGATAACTTTGCGGCAATCAATTCTGAATTGAATGACGTGACTGCTATCCTAGATCCTGTGACTGGCAACCTAACTGGCGTTGTAGCTGCTGAAGCTGAAAGCGTTCTAGTTGACGGTGGTGCTGCAGCAGAATTCAAAACAGCGGGCAATACTCTTACAGCTGCTACAGCAGTTGATGGTGAAATTTCATTCAACGATGCAGTAATTTATGATTACGAAACTATCTCAACTACAATGCCATCGGCACTTGGTTTTGATTCTAACACATACCTAATCGATTCAGCTGCATCTCCAATCACTCTTAATGCTGCTGAAGATGGCCAGCAAATTATGCTAGTTGCAAACGATGTTGCTGGTGTTTCTTTTGCTAACCCAGCTGCAGTTGCAGGTGTAGTTACTTCTATTGACATTGCACAATACGGTACACTAACACTGAGATATATCGGCTCTAGCTGGTATGTAGTAGGTTCTTTCCTAACTACGATCGTATAATAAAACGACCAACAGGTCGATAAAAGAATAATTAGGCATTAAATGGCAACACCATTAGTAAGAAAAGTACAAGAGCAAGGCGGAACAATGTTCGCATTTGCATCTGCGGCTAGAGACTTAACTAGAGCGCAAGGAGACCCGGATTTAAAGTTCGAGTTTTCTCAGTATGCTCTACTGGATCTTCCAGAAGTTAATGCTGCAACTACTGCTAACTCTATTAAGTGGGAGAGCTTGTATGAAGGGGCTACGCCATGGTCACTTCCTACGCTTTCAGTTAACGATAATGAGAACTGGTCAATGTCATTCCAGAACTATGCTCTTAACTTAGAAGAGATCATTAGAAATGACGATGACTTCGATCCTACAATCTATCAGTCAGATGCTGAGAAAATCTTCTTCAAGTATCTTGCCGCTCTTGATTCTTTTAAAATTCAATCAGCTTCTGCATCTGAAGCTGTTTCTACTTTAGGTAGATATGTAGAACTTCCAAATGCCACTGGTACTGGTAGCGATTACACAAGATTGATTAAATATCTTGGTACTATCGACGTAATCAATGATAAGAATTACGCAGCTAACACATATCAAGAGGTATTCATTAATGTACCTACTTCAGTTGGTTATACTCCAACAGTTCTACTTAAAGAGGATACTTATAACACTACTAGCTTAGCTGTTTATCCTGGTACTAATATTAATGGTAGATCAAGCCATCCTGATAATCTAAGTGTTTTATCACTACATGATATCGACGGTGTTACTCCTGTTTACGATATTGATACTAATACAACTCCAGCAGTTGGTATTGATTTTAACGAAGCTTCATACTATGCTGTTAACGTTAATTCATCAATTAATACACTACACGACTTCTCACAAAGAGGTGGTAATTTCACATTTAATGCAGTTCTAGTTTATTACGATTTATACTCACAAACAAATCCAGGTAACAGAGCTACAAACCTATACGGTATTCTATTACTAGATCAGTTCCAGGATGGTAACATTAGAGAGCTGATCAAATACAAGCCAAATTCAGTAACAGGCCTTAACGGTAATGCTTACTCGCTAAAGCTTAATATTAAGTACAACACATCTCTTGATAATGTTGGCGTTGAAAACTCAATCAACGACTTTACAACATTCTCAATGGACCTATTCTTTGATACTACATCTGTCTTAGAGAACGCAACTAAATTACTTCATCAAGCAAATGATAGATACGCGGGTATTCTTGATAGACTTGAAGTTATGGAGAATATGGTTCTTTCATCTGAAGATGCTCAAGAAATGTCTGCTCAAATTGCATCACTACAAAAACAAGTTGAAGATGCTGCTTTAAATTATGCTGACGAAGCTTCTCTACTAGATATGATCACTGAGATCAATAGAAGAATTAATAGCATCATTAACGGTACAATTCCAACAGAAGTACAATACAACACTAACGTTATTTTTAACGGTGAAGGTATTGAAGTTGATAAGTCTACACCTAACAAGATTAAGATCAATAACGTTAATAAAGGCTATCAATTACCAACTCTATTCCATTGGGATAATAACAACTCTGTAGTTGGCACTCGTATTGATGCATTTGATCCTAACGATGCAATCGCTTGGGGCATGTATGTTAGACTAAAGCCATTCTCAAATATGATGAGAGTTGCATTGTCATCAACTAACGCCAGTGAGGACGTGAATATATACATTGATGATTCTCTATCTAAATGGAACAACGGACAATCTTTCAAGATTGTATTCGATAATGTTCTAAACATGATGGGTTATAACATCAATATTTTCACAGACAAAAAGGGTGGATGGCAACAAGTTGCTACAGTCTCTACAAGCGATATAAGATCTACAAAACCTTATATTGAAATGGTTTGTGTTAATGAACTAACATTAACGTTCTCAACAGACGTACTAAGATAAGATGGCAAATAACAGTATTTCACAAATTATTAGACAGTTTCTGGAAATGAACCAGAACTCTTTAGAGACTTATGAGAAGATCTCTGAAGCAATCACGACTGATAAGAAAACAGTTGCAATCGACCTATTCGATGAGACTGGTAATCTTAAGACTGTCCAGGTTCCAGCGTTTGGTTACCTAAAGCGTGAAATCGAAAGACTTGACCAGAACTTCAAATCACTATCTGGCTTAGGTCAAGGTGATGCAGCTGTTAAAATGGCTGATGGTACTTTTAGACAGATTCAAAAGTCTAAGCTAAAGTCACCTGCTAAAACAGTTACTTCTGTTGCTGCTCCTAAAACGTTTGTTACAAAATCAAATAACTTCTTTGAATCTTTTCTAAATCCACTATTGTCTATTCAACTTGACGTTGCGGGTCAAGTTCCAGCTGATACTGAAAAGATCAAAGTTAAAAGATACTTAATCGATTCTACAAATGCTGCTTCAGCTGACTGGTTCGATAATAATATTAAAGGCTCTGATTCTATTGAAATCAACGGCCTTATTTCTAACTTAGAAACTAATAACATCAGCTATATCATCGACGAAGAAGTTATCGATGCTCCAGTTAGATCAACACAATATGCAGGTTACTTCGATGTATCGAAAGTTAAGACTGCTCAAAGAAATGTAGTTGTTGATGGTGTTTCAGTTACTAAGTCAGTTAAGTTATACAGCCTAAACAAATTCACTTACACTGATGCTTCTAAGTCTTTAACAGATACAGAAACTATTAAGGTTGGTGATGAGTTAATGGTTAACTCAGGCACAAACTCTACAAAGTATAGAGTTGTTGCTCTAAATTCCGACACCCTAGAAGTTGAGCTATTACTACTTGAAGGTTATGAAGCTATCAAGGTTGGTAATGCACAGCTTAAAGTTTACAAGAACAAAGAGGCATACTCTAATATCGATATCAATGTTGGTTTCGACGAAAGAGCTGCTATCTTTATCAAGCCAGTTGATCCAGACTCAAATCTAGAGGCTGAGTTCTGGTCACCAGGTACTGCAATCTATACTAACGATTTGATCATTACTCTTGCAAACGGTGAAGTTCAAACACTAGCACAATATTACAAGGAACAAGTTGCTGACTTTGGTCAATTGATCAAAGCTCTTAAAGATGACTCGATCCCACCATCAACGCTTGGAGTTACTCCAGACGCACCAGCGCTTGAGGCTAATAACTTTAAGGTTGTTCAGGTTAATGCGCACCTGACATCTAACAACGCGTTTGATCAGATCAAGAAGCTTAACTCTAGTAAAATTACTGCAGAAGAGAATATTAAGAAGCTTGACGAGGATTTGGCATCACGTAGATCTGCAGTTGCAACTAAGAAATATACAACATCTGTTGAAAAGGACAGAGATAGAAATGAGTTAACAGCAGCACTTAATCAAAGAGCAGCTGAGTCTAAGTTATACTCTTCACTTGTTAACGAGATCAGAACTATAAGCGATGGTAATTCTGTAAAGAGCACTTCTGCTAAATATAGAGTTAGAGGTTTCTGGACTATTCCAGCTCCTAAGAAGTCTTCAAATACTATTGATCAAGAAATCGTTCAGTTCAAGGTTCAATATAGATACCTTTCAGCCGACGGTAAGCCAGCTCCTATTACACAGATTCCTTTTGTTGACGGTGTTACTGGTAAAGAAAAGACTGGTGCTTTCTCAAACTGGAATGAAGTAATGACTCCTGTTAGAAAGAGAGTTAAGGACGAAGCAACTGGTAAATACTACTGGGATTCTGAAAACGTTGAAGATGGTCAGGCTATCAATATCAACCAACTAGATCTACCTATTCAATCAGGTGAAGTTATCGAAGTTAGAGTTAAGTCTGTTTCAGAAGCAGGATGGCCAGCTAACCCAGTCGAATCAGATTGGTCAAATGTAACTAGAATTGAATTTGCTAACGGCACTCAAGCTACTGAGTCTGTTATCAGCATCGTAGATCAAAACTCTGCAGAGATTGCTAAGGTTAAACTAATGGACGAACTTGAGTCTACTGGTCTTTATGCACACGTTGCAGATTCATTCGCTGTAAATGAGAAGTACTTTGCACACGAAGCTAACTCAATTGCTTCAGGTTTCTTGACTGTAGAACAATCACCTATCAACCTATTTGATAAGTTGACTGAAATGCAAAACGAAATCAATAGACTTCGTAACATTATTGAAGGTGTTCAAGGTGAACTTATCGCTAAGATCGTATATGAGAACGGCGCATCTGAAGTTATTCAAAACAACGACAGCAAGCAGATCTTCGCAGGTTACTATGCTGACGAAGTTGCTAATCTAACTATCAAGAAGGGTCATATCGTTACTAAGACATTTAAAATCGTTCTTGAAAATACACAAGCAACTCCACTTGAATTAATCTCAAGACTTATCGGTGATAGAACTCAACCAACATATAACTCAAGTACTAGTTTGAATAACGGTTTCGGTACAGCTCCTTCGACAACAGTTGATCCTAATGTTGCTGACGATAACTACTATAGAACTGCTGGTAAATATGATTTAGTTCCTGTTCAATACCAAAATGTATCTGGTTTGAATTTGGCTCTACCGCATTTCAATGATTCTCCATACCAGTCTGCACAGCTAAGAGGTCAGTTTGCTTACTCAAGATTTAAGAATATTGCAGCTGATGCAAACCTATACGTGTATAACAATATTAACACTCTAGATACTTCAGGTGCAAATGCGTATGAATATGGTATGTATGACGTATCAACATTCACACCAACTGGTTCAGCAGGCGAATATATCTTTGAAGGTACTTGGACTGGTTCAACACCTAATACTATTCCGCTATCAACAGTTACTACTGCAACTTACGATTCTGGTTTATTCCTTCACGCTAACCACCCGGCTCTTGCAACTACAACAACATACGGTGATATTTATGCATCAGGTGGTAGATTTGTACAGGCTAAAACAGCTAACCTAAAAGCCACAGATGTTGATGGTTTCCAACAGACTGCATACTACTATGATTCTGTTCTATTAAGAACTGTTAAAACATCTTTCGAACCGAATGATCAGTATATGCTAGGTGGTAGATCATGTGGTTCTTACCTATTTGTTGCACCTCTTTCAGCTACTTCACTTTCTGTAAATGCTGATAATAATACTGGTATTAAGTCTATCAAGATCGGTGAGAACAATGCTATCTCAATTGATGTTGTATTCCAATACAGAATGACTGATTACTCTGGTACTTCTGATAGTGCTACTGGTTATGTTGGCGGTATTGCCTCTTCAGCTCTTACTAACTTGACATATTCTAAGAAGATTGGTTTCGATCTTTTTGATAAGTCTGGTAACCAATTCTCATTCGATTTGGAAGTATTCTCTAAGTACAAATCTTAAGGGTAAACTATAGCCCAGGGCAGGGGATATATAAGCTAAGCGCTTAATAATATAACTTGTTTAATGGCTAACATCAATTTTGAGGCAAACTCTAATTCATTCGAAAATAAGTCTAATGTAGTCTTAAGAACGAATCCAAATCTAACTTCTAACGTAAAACTTGTTGTTGATTCTGATGGTTCGTTATACCTAGACAGCATTAGTGCAAATAGAGTACTATCTGACCAACGTTACAAAAAGTTTTCGGTTGATCAAGGTAGTAGCTATGCATATGATATTGCTAGATTTTACAAGAATACACCATTAGACAAAGCATTCGAAACATATAGAACAGACTCCGATCTTTCTGTCTATAGAGATTACGAAAAGCAATACGAAGAACAGTACCATTATGGTGCTAGATTAAATGACTCTAAACTATACAAAGACAATATTAGATTCATGGCACCTCTGTGGCTTGAATCTGATCTTCCAGAATACTTTGTAGTATACAGAATTGATGAGCCAGTATCAGAAGTAGAACTTAATGATACGCTAGATGGCATCAACGCTAGAGTTATGCAGATGCTAAAGAAGGCAACTCTTATCAAAACATTTGATATGAGAGCTGGTTCTAAACTTGGTAACTATCTTAATAATTATGTAAACGATCCTAAGTTTCCATATGCTCCTCTAACAGTCTCATTTGAATCTAGCGAGAAGTCTTCATGGAATGGTATCGATTTAGTTAAGGGTGGATTTGCATCTTCTGCTGAATTTATGTACAATGAATTTGTTACTAAAGATCGTCAAGAAATTCTAAACAATCAGTTTATTACTGAAGGATTTAGACGTAACAAAATGGTTTGTGCAAACCTAATTAACTTTGAATTTATTTTTGATGACCCAACGGTAGATGCTTATGATGTAAATCGTTATGTGGGTTTCTATGTTAAAGCACACAAAGAAGGTCAGTTTAAAACTACAAAATATAGAAAGGGTATTCTACACGTAGATACTAATACAGTAGAAACTTCTTTCGATCTTAGTGCATCTGGCTTAACAGCTATTTCGATGCTTCCAACATTTGACCTTAATAAACCTGTTCTACAGTGGGTTAAGAATAAAGAAGTATTCTATAATGTTGTTAATGAGAATATTCCTCTTTTCCAAATAAAGGCCCCTAGCATTCCAGCTTCTGAGGTTGGTGGTATGGTTAAAAAGAAAGAGACTCTTGAAATATCATCAATACTTCCATCTATTAAAGACTTTTTAAAGCTTAATGTTGTAGGCACCCCAGATGGCGGTGAGAAGTTTGCATTAGCAGCTAAAACAGAATGGCTATCTGTTGCTGATGAGAATGCATTTACAATCTTTGTAGATGTTTCTTTAGATGCTGGAAAGGCAGTCGGTCAAAGATTCTCTAATAAAGGCACTACTAGTCAAATTGCACTTGCAATGATGGCGGCATTTAACAACATTGAAGATAACCCATTTAAGATCTCTAGAATTGATAATGCTCTTATCATTGAAAATTATTCAATCGGTAATAGACTATACAGATCTTTCTACGCCGAGCATAACACAAACTCTACTAATTCGATTGAAGTTGAAGTTGGGATTTATGATAATGTTCAGCAAAAGATTGGATTAACTACTGAGTATTCTGACTGGAATGTATATGCTCCTATCGGCGGTTCATCTTCTGGCCAAGGCTATCTTATTCCTGTTAGTGAAATCGGAGATATCGATAATAACACATACATTAAATATGGTGAAACATATATCAGAATTGTAGAGGTTGTTAAAGATCCATTCCACGATTTATATCGTGTTTGTTTAGAAAAATCAACACCTAAGAATCTTTACTTTGAACCTAGTATTAATTTGTTCAAAGATTCATATATTGAGTTTGGTAAATTTGAAGCATTTGATTTCGTTGATTTTGATTTCAACTTCCACTCAACACTAAACTCACAACCAGAAGAACTTCGTTATGAAAGCGAGCAAACTACTGATGTTGATTTAAATCAACTAGATGATGCTGCTAAATATGCTGAAGATTGGTCGACGTACTTCAAGCAACTTGAAGGTGTTGTTAAACCAATTACACCAACGACAGTATCTTCCAATATTATTTCAAGCGAGTATGATCGCCTTCAAGAAAATTATACTAAAGAAACTTCAATAGTTTCAAGAGTTATACCTACCGTTAACAAGTGGGTTTATAAAGGTGGTCTTACATCTAAAGACAAACCGTACTTCTTGTCAATGTCAGAAGCTTTCGGTAAAACTAACTTTGCACCAGATTTAACGGTTTCAGGCCGTGATCCTAAAGCAATGTCACATGAGTGGTACTATATCTATGGATATCCTAGCTATAACAGTCTACCACAAACATCAGTAGGCATGGGTGATGTTATTAGAGATTTCTATAGTTACCTACAGCCAGAGAAAACAATTAACCTAACGGCCTCAGAATTGATGAGCGTTA